GAAAACGATTTTTCTTGTTCCTTCCTGATGGCGTCCAGTAAGACGCCCCCCGCAGGTATGGCACTAACCAGCCGACTCCTGCACCAAAACCCCATTGTTACGGTGAATGTGTGCGCCCGTTTCAATGAACAACATAAGCAACCCTCGCGAGCCTTAGCGCTCGCCCACGCCGAAGCCGAGATCTTCGAGACCGTGTTAACCCTCCTCAAGCCGCGCGCTTCGAAACACCCTATATCTCAGGTTGCTCGTGATGTTTCCGAGCATTATGTGTTTCGCGTGGCCAAAAGCTTGTTAGACAAGAAAGGCGTCATTATCGACGTTGGCGGCCGCAACCGTCACGGTTTTCCGCGTGTTCACGCGATGCAACCCGCTTTGTTGTCGCAAGACGCCGGGAAATCCATCAAGCGTGTTCAATGCGTTCATACGATCCAAACTTGCGATTGTTTTTCCAAATTGTTCGCCCATAGCAACGTCGCAGTCGCCGTGGATTCCGCCTATTATTTCAAGCCTGAGGAGGCTCTTCCCTTCCTTCACCGTGCCCAAGTCAGCCATTTCATTATCAATCAATGGTTGTTCAACGGGAGCTCCGCTAATCTCGGCGAAGCCAAGTGGACCTTTGCTGAGGGCAAGGTCCACTTCACCTTGGAGGATTCACCCGGGCCCAGTGTTTACACCCACGAAGATCCTTGGATCATCGCGGGCCAACCTGCGCCCCTTCCGGGTTTCCACTCCCATATCGTGAAGATGAGTGCCACTCGTGTTGTCATTGTGTACGAGCGTGACAGCATCGTGTCCTCATTCGCTCCCTTAACGGTTGAGCCTCCCGTCGCCCCAGTCGTTGAGCTTGCTCCCACTGCCGTGACCCCGGCCGCACCCAGCGTTCCGCTCGTGCCGCCGCCCATTTCCCTTCCTCCCCCTACTCCCCCAGCCGCCACTCCCATGTCGGACCCCGCACCCATCGCCAAGGCCAAACCTGTGTCAGAACTAACTTGGTGTGAGTACCGCGTCCGTTTTCCAAAGCGTTATTACGCCCTTGGGTTTACCGGCTTCCTCGGCATGACAGAAGTCGTTGCCAAATTGCCCAGCCAGATCGTCAATTCTTTGGCGTGCTCTTTTCGCACGGCGACCGCATCCAACATGTCGAGCTTGTTGGGTCGCGCTCAACGCCTGTTCCGAGACCACGACCTTGAAGGCACTGATGATTCGGCCCAGACCATGCACTTGTGCGTCGCCCAAGCTATTTGCGAGGGTGAGACTGTCACGCATGTCTTATCCATGGGTAATTTTGGTGAGCATGCCAACGCAGCAAACGCCTCTATCAACAGGTTCGCCTTTGATAAGACGGCAATTGCGTTGGAAGCCACATCAATGATAGCTGAGTGGTTCGATGTCGATTCGCGCAACATTTTGTCGCGACTCGTTTCCGCGTGTGGTGGCTCCGAATCAGCGGATTTGGCCTCCGACACCCCGACCTTGGCGCCTGAGCCCGCCATTTGGCTGAGCCAGCCGCAACCGCCCCCACCACCCATTACTCGAGGCTTTACTGCTGCCCCATCGAGTCGTAGTGGCGACGGTTTTGAGCTGCCTTGGCCCTCCTCACCTCCCCCTTCACCTCCTTCTCTTTCGGAACAAACCAACGTCCAAGTCGTTAAGAGCGAGAGACGTCCTGCGCTCCTTTTGCCAACCGACCTTACGGAGCAACATTGCGCGGGCCTCGCGCTCTTCCTTGGCCTTGCCTTTTACATCAACTTTTGGTTGAGTTTGTATTTGTGCATTGCTTACGTTAGCGTTCGGTATGCACCTCACGCCAGATTCAACGTTGATTGGCGTGAGCTCAAGTATGTGTATATCAGCTTCGTGCATGGGCGGTTTGCCGCCACGTTGGCTCGTGGGTGCGATAATTATTACGCGCCCGGTGATGGTTCGCCTTCCCGCATTCGACAGGCGTACGGTGCATTCGTGGGACGCGCCAAAGGGTTTCTCAACTCCCTCGACCCTCAGGACCTTTTAACCAGGTTCCCCCGCATCGCCGCTGCCGCATCTTTAGCATTGTCCCATTATATTCCGGACATTAAGCCACGCGATATCGTGGCGCGTTTGCGTGTCGGCGTGGGTAAGCGCTTGCGTTCCGGTGATGTTCTCCCACCGTCAGCATGCGACCAGCGTCAAGGCGACCGCATCGCCCCGTCCATTAGCGGCCTTGCCGCCCCTGACGTGCCTGCGGAAGTTGTTTTGGCTCCTCGGCCTGCGCCTAACATTGTGGTATTGGGCCCTGGTATCCTCCCCGCCTCTTGCCCCGCCTCCTGCTCGGACAATATTCGAGTGGCCATCAATGAACGTATAGTCAATGGATCTGCATCCACGTTCACCCTAGCCGGGAAAGAGGCCATGCAAACTGCCATGCATGCCCTCACGTCCCTGGTACCCGCAACGAAGCATTTCTATAGCTTTGAGTCCTGGGTTTCCAAGTATCCGCTCGCTAAACGTGAGCGTTTGCAAATTGCGCATGCCAAGTATCTGGCTGACGGCGATGTTAATTACACGCTGTCTTGCTTCCTCAAATCAGAGCCTTATTTTAAGGCTGAGGAACTTCAGAAACCCCGTGTTATCTGGAGCAGCCACGATTCGTATGTCGTGGTTGTTGCGCGCTACTTGGCTACCTTGGGAGACAAAATTGCGAGTGTCTACGGACCGTCCAAAAATCTCTGCTTTTATAGTAGAATGGGACAGGCCGAGGCGGGGGCTTGGGTTTACCGATACCGTACGATGAGGTACCGGTTTATTGAAGGCGACGCGTCGGCTTTTGACTCCACGCAGAAGTGTTACATTGGGCAAACCCGCGCTGAGATTTACGCGCTCCTTGGTTTGCCTTCACACATCAAGGCGATGTTGCTGAAACGCAACAGCCAGAAGAAGATCGTCTTCGCGGACGGTACCAACATGGCCGTCTCTGGGCAAACCGATTCGGGTGCCCAAGACACTAAGTCTAGTAACGACTTGGCCAATTCTTCCGCCTTGCTCGCGTCGCTGTTCCTCATGCTTGGCTGCCCCGTTTCGGGATTGGCTAAGGCCATCCAGGACAACTTGGCCGCCGAACGACCGGCCTTCGCAATCATGGTCAATGGTGATGACAATGTCGTCGCGGTTCACCCCCACATCCAGTTGAATATGCCCCTCCTCACCCAACTTGTGGCCTCCATTGGTTTTCGGTACAACTTTATCGATCGCGCCGATTTCCCCGCCCTTACGTTTAATTCCGCGCTGTTTTGGCCCGCGATGTTGACGGAAGATTTGTACGATGGCGACGTGGGATTTGCGAGCGCCGGCAACACTTTGGCTTTACTTCCCGCTGTCGGTCGCGCTTTGGCTCGCCTCCCGTTCAGCTGTCAAGACCTCGCGGACTCGGAGATCCGCGAGCGCATGATTGAGAAATGCCGCGGCTTGGCCGCCTTTGCGTGGGCTGTTCCAGTCCTTGGGCAGATTGTAACGCACATTGCGAAATTGCCCCTCAACATCATGGCTCAGTCGTCCACCCCCTATGTCCCCGAGTATGATTGGCCTACTCGTTTGCCTCTTCAATTCGTTACAAGCGAAATGGAGGCCTTCTTTTACGCCCGTTACGGGAATGATTTTTCCATTGAGACGTTAGTCCGGGATTATCTGACGGCATTTAAAGAACGTAAGACATTGGGCGACCACCCTGGCTTCATTGCCATGGCGAAACTTGACATGGATTTGTAACCTTTACCTTCCG